CGCTCTAGGGGAAACCATCGAAACATCTGTGCTAACTGTCGAAAAGTCAAATACAAAAGGGCCGCCCACGAATCTCATTGAATGCAGGCTTTCATCTGTGAATACAAGTATCTCTTGCCTTGTCTGAACAGCGCCAACGATAAGTGAGCCAGAGTTTATTCTCGCTCCGCCTGAAGTATTGGTCGCGGTGGGTGTCCAGTCGGTTAAGCTACCCTGATCAGAGAATCGTATAAACAAAGGGTCTATGGTTGATGACCCAATAGGATTTACGCCAAAAGCAATAACATGCTGATCAACATCGGATACCATTACCTGCAAGGCCGCTGTTGGGGGGTTTGATCCTCCAAGTGAGGCATCGGTAATGTCCAAAGCTCTGTTTGCTAGACCTGCGGAAATGTCATAGTAATATATACCTCCGCCCCTTGGATTGAACACAAGGTCTTCGCCAAAATTATCTTGACTATATAGTCTTAGCTGACTTGATGCTGTTATTGCTGTTACAGAACCAAATCCTCCACTACCCCAAGTGTTAACGCCCCAACCCGTGCTTTGAACAAACGTATTCAATCCTGTGTTTATCTGATACGCACCAACAGTGCTACTGCCGCCATTCCCAGAGTCGCTAGCGTTGGCGGTTACGGTGTTGCCAGAGGTATCTTTTGCAATAACAGTATAGCTATTGGAATTTATTATAGATGCTATCTGATATTCCTGATTAAGGACGCTAGCAATAACGGTTCCACCAAGGCTAGCCGCGCCAGAGAATGTTACAAAATCATTAACAACTGCACCGTGAGACGTATCTGACACAGTAATCGTGGAACTTTCATTGGACGCTGAAAACGTAACATCACCCGCTGATGTAGTAGCCCTTAGTGGCGTGACATCATTGAAGTTTACTCCCTCAGTGATGTAGAACTTTAGGTTTGTCCCAACACCAGTGTGCTTGGTAGCACCCAGTGTGGCCCATGTGTAGAGAGACCTGCAAACACCCTGAAAAGTATTTAGAGAAAACTTAGTCCAACCGCCTATTTTTTCAGGGCGACCTTTCCTAAAGCGTATTTTGTCAGAATCAGTCCACCCCTGATCGGCAGTATAGTCTGTCCCTTCTTTGCTAATTCCAGCGGCAAACTGAATCTTCTGTAAGGGCATAATTAACCACCATAGGGAGGATTAAATGGAATCTGAGGCATTGGTCTTCCGCCCTTAGATGGGCCGCTTGGCATCCTTCCGCCCTTAGATGGGCCGCTCATTGGTGGCCGACCATACGGGCTAGGCATCCGAGGACTAGGCATAAAAGGTGGAGGCACTCTTCTTGGCGGTTGAGCGGGAGGTCTTCCGCCCTTAGATGGGCCGCTAGGAAAAATTGGGTCTCTAGGGTCTCTAGGAGGTCTTTGCTCGTAAGGAGGCCGAGGCATCCTTCGAGGAGGATTAGGCATAGGCATACGCTGAGGAGGCTGATACCTCTGAACAGGACGATATGGCCGAAACTGAGGATTACTCATAGACGGTGCGCGATACTGTCCACGCAAGCTAGCTATTCCTGACTGATCAGAAAATAATCCACTAGGAGGTCTAGGTCTTGCATAAGGAACGTAAGGCTCAGGTGCTGGCGCAGGGTCTTCCATCACTGGGTCTTCTAATGGAGGATCAAAGTTATCAATAGGCCGATTAAGCTCTTCAGCGGTTCTGGTGTCAATATCATCAGGGTCTATCGGGCCAACTACGCCAAAACTAGGATCAACTGGTTCCTGACCTGCATTAGGATCAAACCTTATTGGCCCTGCGATAGGGTTATAACCACCCTTGCCGCCACCCATGCGAGGTGTCTGCATCATCCGATCTACTTGTTGCTGTCCTTGACGCTGTGTCGATGGAACGCCCGTAGAGGCCGGGGGAACATATCTATATCCGTCCGTAGGAAACTGGGACGTTCTGTACGAAGGAGTATAGCTACTTTCTGATATAGGAAACTGGGAAGTGCTATTGGCTAGATCAGCCGTAGTGGTAACACCTCCCTTGCCACCACTCATTCTAGGCTGGGAAGCTGGCATGAAGCCCATTCCTCTAGGGTTTATTTGATTACGCCCAAACGCTTCGTTCTGGCCTCTCATTGGCTGTCTGCTACCCATTCCCATTATTGATACTCTCCGGTTCTTATCATGTTAGTGACCTCAACAGCCCTGTTACCGACCTGCTGGCTCCACCTAGAGTCCATAAACTCATCTGCCGCCCTGCTATAGTCTTTCTCAGACATAGCCTGCAATGCATTCTTAAACTTTCTTAATGATGTTTGACCTACATTAAAGGACAGGTCAACCATCGCATCTTTTCTTACAGGATCAAGCCCATCAAACCAATCATACTCTGATGATAACTCATCAATAACCCTATAGATATCGTTCGTTAACAGTGACAAAACCTCAGAATCAGAAAGACCTAACCCAGAATCGGAGATGTTTCTGCCAACTCCTATCGTTTCATAGCCAGCAGAACACTTATATACATGCCGTTTAACGCCTTCATGACGCTTTAGCATTATTATAAGCCTATTGAATCTAGACTGACTCACTTCTTTGCGGCCTTCTTCGTGTAAGCCTCGTTCTTTTTTGTATTAGGGTTGTCGCCAACAAAACGGCCCCTCTTGTCTCTTGCACGAACCAACTCGTCTTCCGGGGCGTGTTTATCTTCCTCTTGACTGGTTGAGAACAGTGAGGCTACCCAAGTAAATAATCCCATTTTATTTCTCCCGTGATACTTTCTGAATTTTTTCAACGGTACGCATACCGCCAAGACCAAGCATACCTAAAAGCACAGGCATCATCTCAGACATCTGTAGCAGAGGTATGGTTATCTCGCTTCCAGCAACCGCCAAGGCAAAGTTGCCCATTGGAATCAGTATATAATTTGAGGCCATGCCGATTACAGTTACCCAGCCCACAGCAGGTCTCCAGCCAGCAACAAACATTGATTTTGATGCCGCCTCGACCTTATTGACCTCCAACTGCCCCTTAGCGAGTTCTTGAGCGTGGCGCTCAGACATTGTAGCTATCTCATGTGCCAAGGCGTTTTTGGTATCTTTATCTTCGATAAACTTGTCAAGAAGACCCGAAACTGGGCCGATTAGTGCTTCTAGCATATCTACTTCCTCGTCATGTAGGCTGTTGCGCCAAAAAACATTCCAATTACAGATGCTTGGCTGAGAAATAGCATATCGCTCAGAGACGCTATAGTGTCTAATCTGGATTCTGGTATAAATGGCATAATAGGAAGAAGCGCGTAGACGCACATGCTAACCATAGCCACCCATGCCATCTTTCTCTGAGAGTCGGCTTTTTCTTCTCGGATAGTTTGATCGACCATTTCCGTGTGACGGGATATCTCTTCATCAGTAACAATGCCATCGTGATCTAAATCAAACTCTGAGTATTTGCTTTCTTTCTCTAATTTTTTTGGAGCCATTACTCACCCAGCACCTTCATAACCTCAATAGCGTACCAAACCGCTCCGCCAAGGACGGCAATAAACAAAACCCCCACGACATTCTTAATCATCTCGTCTCGCTTGGTAATGGCTCTGTTTTTAGCTAAACGAGCCTTCTCTCTGCGTTGTTTGTCTTCCATAAGGGATTTGTGCTGGATAGCCAGCATGTCTCGCCATACTAGGCGGGGAGTAATTTTCTTGAGTTCTTTTTCTTTCTCTCGGATGTCGTTTTTAGCCCAAGCAAGCTGAAGAGCCTCTTCCTGAGTGATGATGTGGTGTCCTTCGTTCACTTCGGACTCTATCTGCTCCACAGCCGCCTTGCTTTTAGTCAGGCCGTCAAAAACACCAGTCAACCCTGTAAGGTGACTGCCGCTCTCTTTTACTGTAGATATTCCCTCATTAAGCGCCTTGAGTATCCCAACTACGGCGGAAATTTCTGCGATCATTCAAACTCCTACGCAGGCATCCACTTGAACAAAGCTATCGCGCTTATAATAAACGGATACATGCTAAACATTATCAACTCAAGGCGGTCAAACCTTTTAGTTCCCGACTCAAGACGCCTTTCTATGTTCTCGTACCTTAGACTGCACTCTTTTTCGTGCGCCTCAAGCTTCGCAATGGTGTCTTTTACTGTAGGCAAGATACTACTCCGTGGGTTTGCGTTGCAGAAGATTGAGAATAGCCTTGGTGTCAGACCTTACCTCTGACAAGTCCTGAACAGCGTTATCAATCTGAATCTCAGTACGAGTCATCTGTTGCTGTAACTCAGAAACGTCTTCTTCGATCTCCTCAACCTGCTCTGCCACCTCTTCAATATCCTCCGCATTCTCAGACGCAGAAGCTTCGAGGCTGGCATAGCTAAAGATAGCGCCTGTAGCAACAACTACAACGGGCAGTAAACTTAACAAATTATGTGTCTTAATTTCCACTTACTAGCCCCCTATATTAGGCTTGGTATCTGGGAAGTCATCAGTAGCAGGCCAGTCACGCAAAGCAGTCCTATAAGTCAGGATGTTATCACGGTTGGGCCAGTCTGGGGTTTGCGAAGCTTTATCTGTAGCTAAAAGCTCACCGTCTCTCCAATCACGCGCCTCGCTGTGTGCGATTTCCGTTAGTTGCTCTTCTGTAGGCGCTGGTGGAACAACAAGCTCGTATTTTCCAGAGTGGTGTTCATCCACAAAGGCTTTGTCAGCCTCTATGGTGTTTACGACATCCCCATCAGAATTTAAAATTTTGTAAGTAGGCATTGTAATTCTCCTTATGCGTAAGCCG